TATTCTCGATAGTTTTATCAGTCTTAGAACCTTTTAAAAGTTTTACGGATTCATCTAATGCTTTTTGAAATTTCTCAGCGTCTTTTGTTCTTCCTGCTGCATTTAATTTATCAATTTCTTTTTGTGCTTCTGATGATTTAACTAATGCGTCAGCTTTTTTCTCTGCTCTAGCTGCAGAAGAAACATTAGCAGAGATTAAAGCATCCAGATTTTTATTAGTAGTAATAACCTCTTTCTGGGTTTTCTTTTCTACTTTTTTATCATCCTTCTTCGCCTTCTCTTTTCTTTCTGCGATTGGTTTCTGAGGTGGTAAAGTTTTCTTATCGTCTGCCATTAGTTAATCCTAGTCTGGGTTACTGTCGCCGTGTTCTTTAGCTGCGCTTGAGGTATATAAACCAAACCATGCTGCACCTGCACCTACTAAGATACTGATTAAGCCTGATTGCTCAAGTGATGGTTCTGGTAATTCCATAAACCAGAATGTAGCATAATATAATAAGTACATGTAAATAGATAAGAATAAACGTGGTATAACTCTCCATGCATCTAGTGTTTTAGCTGCAAAGACCCATTTTTGCCATGGGTTCTTTCTATCATTTGTTGTTAGTTCAAATATTTCCTGCTTTAGTTCACCAATTTCGGTAACCATAGCCATAAACTTTTTAAGATCAATCTCGACTTCATTACGATCCATATCGCCTTGAAACTGTCCTGTTGGTTGATTCATTTCTATTTCCTCATTTTTTGTTGCTGTTGTTGCAACCTTTCGTTCTCTTTCTGGATATGTTCCTGCAAGAGAGCTATGTATATTTCCCTCTCCCATGGCAGCATACCTTCTAACTCGGTTAATGAATAACCGTGGTGCTGCATCATCGCAAAATTCGTCTTGTAATGGTTTACAAGATTCTCATGCGAGAGGCCTAGGTAAAAAAACTTTGGAGACCTTTTAACTCTAAATTATTTTCTTTACCACACGTGATGCATTTAAACTCTACATCATGAGCTAGTGTAGGAACTGATTTAAAAAATTCAGATACTTTAGCAAACTGCTGAGTATTTAAACTTTCTACAAAATCTACTAAAGATTGTTTTGTTTCTTCTTTAGCATCATACACATTTTCTTCATCAAATATTTCTTGTATACACGAAACAATCATATCAAAGGCATTTTCCATTGCATTTTCTTGATCATATTTTTCTACAATACTTACACTTGGGTATTTAAATATAATACCTACTTTCTTATCTATGAAAATAGTATTAGATTCTGGCATATCTGTAAGTTTTATTTCTTCTAGATTTACCTGAACTGGTGATACCCCGTTGCATTCTTCGTCTTCACATTTTAATTGGAGATCAACTACTTCCCCAACTGATTTAGATCTTAAAGCTAAAAAGATAGTTTCAAAATCAAATAAAGTAAAATCATCAACATTAATTTCTTGAGTCACACAAACTGATATAACATCTTTGAGTGATCGTAAAACCATTTTCTGATCTTTTGATTCTAATGCAATCATTAAAATCTTTTCTTCTTTGACCGTATAAGGTCTATATTCTATTTCAGTGCCTGTACTTGGTATCACTACCGTATACTTAGCACTATTCAAAATTGGCAAAGCCATGTTCTTCTCCTATATAATAGTATTAATTGCGCTTCTTAATGCTGATCCTGTAGAACTCAAAGGTCCTTCAGGTACGAATTTATCGTATGCAAAAGTTACGCTCATTTCAGATACAGAACTTTCACTAGAGTTATCTAATGCGATACTTTCGTAACTCACTGGATAAGCCTTTAAAAGCTTAACCCCGTAAACGGGAATATTCTTTTGATTCAGTTGCTGTATTATCACGTCGACAGAATAATCATTTTTAAATCCTGTGACATATGATTCGGTATTAAATATGCCAGATTGCCATCTCTCAAGCACATTTCTCATATAGTAATCATTTGTTAAATGAAATGTCATAGTGACATTTTCATCAATGAAAGTATATGGGTAATCGTTTTGTTGTCGGTCATGGTCATGTTGGAATGTAGAAATTGTTCTACCTGGTATATTAACTGTCTTGCAGAGTATCGATATATCTCTGGGATCGTTAAGTAAGTTACCAGCACTAAATGTTCCTGACACTAATGAGCCGAGTATTTGTTGTGGGTTTATATTAAGTAAAGACATAGCAGGCGGGGCAAAGATTACATTGAATCTATTTGAAGGAGCTAATCCGCCTTTCTTCGATATTGTTGATTTTAAATTTTCAATATTCATTATTACCCTCTGATGATCTTATTGGAATCAGCCCAAACTGCAGCTTTACCTTTCTTCTTAAATTGTTCTGTTGGTAGAAATATAGCTATTTCCCATTCCGCCATCGGAACACGAACTATTTTCGACTTAACATGAGAGGTTAGATAATGCTTAAAGCAAGGTTTAAATTCTTTGTATTTCTTACTTGATGCTAATAAATTATATCTAGCTCTTATTTTACTTTTGTCTGTTATTTTCTTTGGCGCTGTTTTCATTAGCTCATCTAGAAACTTAGCTCTAACTCTTGGATTTAAATAATGTAAATTTAATCCATAGAATCCACCTGGAGCTGGTTCAACCATTAGTATTAATGGGAATCTATCGTAATAAGGTAAAGTATCTTTTCCTTTCGGATCATAAAAATACATGTACATATTACCCCAGACTGCCTTTGTTACTGGATCTAATGCACTATCTTTTAAAAGAGATGTTCTATTAACTGCACCTAATTTCTTTACGTTGGCTTGAAACCATTTCTTGCTTTCTTCTGTCCTAGCTGTTATCCCAGCTCGGAATGCGTTAAGTTCTAATGTATCGAATAAACTAGCCATAGTACTATTTATGCTATCCTTTCAGTAGTTTGATGCCTAAATTCTTTAAAGTATCTTCTGTCCATACCTGAAATTTCCACCCTTTGTGTTCTGCAAATTGACTAGCAGCTTCCCACTTATCTGTGTTCTTTATATAAGTCATTATATCTTTTGTATGCTTTTTNCTTTTACGTGCTGGCTTTTTAGGTGGTACAGTTTGGCTTTTAGGTTTAATTTCAATTAGGAATACTTCNCCATTTTTCATTTCTATTAATAGGTCAACAAAGTAACGATGTATTCTTCCATCTACTTGCCATTTATATGGTATAACNACNTCTTCACTGTTCCAAAACTTGATGTTTGGATTCTCTTCGCACCATTTAAATGCCTGTCTTTCCCATAAAGAACGGTATACAATCTTGCTAGCATCACCTGCATACTTAGATTTGTTTTTAATTGTGTATTTGCCTTTGTAACTCATATAAATAAACCTATAATAATTAATTTTATACAGGTATTTATATGTCACAAATATTAACTTTTCCAAGAAGCCTAAGGTCATCAGCAGATGATAAGATGCCACATATTGGATTTTCTCTTACAGGTAAACATAAACCAACTTCTGGAACAGAAATAGAAAGAATTCATTTGTTTATTCCTTCTGGGATTCAAACAAAAGATGGTGCTTCATTTTCAGGTATGGATATGGGAGCACTTAACGCTGCTGAAGAGATTGTAAAAAGAACATCAAGCGGAGAAACATTAGAACAAATTTTGTCTGATGGTCAAGACGGCCAAATTATGGCTATGAAAGGTCTTGCTGGAGCTATTCCTGGTGCTGAAGATAAAGTAGCAAAACAAGCTATGAAAGATGGGATTTTATTTAATCCACAAACGACTCTAGCTTTTGATGGTGTTGAATTAAGATCTTTTGAATTTGCATTTAAGATGGTACCAGAGTCAAAAGAAGAAGCAGAAGATTCCAGAAAGATAGTTAACTTTTTTAGAAAATATCTCTATCCAGAAAAAATTGGGGTTTTTGGATTAAAATATCCACCAAAGTTTAAAATACAATTCTTTATTGGCGAAGAAGAAAATAAATTTATGCCAATGATTCATGATTGCTTTTTAAATGGGGTTCAAGAAAGCCAAAATCCAGATGGTAATTCCTTCTTTATAGATGGTCAACCAACAGCAGTAGAATTAAGCTTAAGCTTTTCAGAAGTTAAACAACTTACAAGACATGATCTTTATAACGATAGTATAGGTAGCGAAGATCCTTCCTTTGATTATTCTAGACCAGGTTCATATAACAATGCTAGCTCAGCAGGTAAATCGGGGTAAACTATGGCATACTTTAAGCAATTTCCTAAGGTACAATACGATTTTGAACGTAACGGTATAGTTCAAAACGTTGTTAACATTTATAGATCTGTTAGACCTTTACAAAACTTTATAGACAATTCAACTGCATATACTTTTTATGAAATTAAAAATGGTGAAAGACCAGATATTGTTTCCCAAAGGTTATATGATAACCCAAATTACTATTGGACATTTTTTATTATTAATGAGATTTTGCATGATGGAATGAGAGCATGGCCAATGAGCCAAGAAGATTTATTTGATTATTTAGTAGTTGAATACGAAGGATATGTTATTAATACAAATCCGGTTATTGTTAGAAATACAGATAACATTATTACAGAGTTTAAAGATTCATTAGCTGGATCAGTACCCAATGCTTCTAATGGAGCATTTAACCTAGGAGAAACTGTTACTGGTTCTATATCTGGATTCAGTGGAACACTTACTAAAAAGAACGTAGACTTAAATCAGCTAATAATTCAGAATGTAAATTCAAATGCTCCTCTTGGAGATCCGGATGCTATATCCGGAGGTACCGAACTATTAGTTGGTCAAACATCGGGTGATTCAGTTTCTTCATATCAGGCTTTTCCGTACGCAGAAGCACCACATCATTATTTCCTTACTGGGGATAAAGAACAAAGACAATTAACAAATGCACAATTTATACAAGGTGGAGAAGCTTCCTCCAATTTAAGCTATCAGACAAACAGATCTTATATCAATGAATTAAACGATAAAAGGTCCAGCATACGGGTGGTTGATCCAAAATATATTGATAGATTTGCAGATGAATTTGAGAAGTTATTAAATGTCTAATTCGTCGCAGTCAAGCTCTGAGGGTAATTTAACTCCTGGATCTTATGAGATAAGAGAAATATTATTTTTTCCTAATCAAGGAACGGCAGCAGAAAAAGGTGTAGATATATCCCAGGCAGTGGGAAGTATTACTATTGAAGAAGATTTAAATCATCCATTTATAGAATGTGTATTAGGAATAATTGATGCAGCTAATTTTTATGAAGAACAAAAGGTAAGTGGTAACGAAAAAGTTACTATAGATATTAAAAGAAGTCCTTTACCTGGGACAAAAGAAAAATTCTCAGAGTTTAAGCTTACATTTTTTATTGCAGAAGTATTTAATTTTGTTAGAAATGCCCCAGGTAAACAATTTTATAAATTTAGATTAGTATCAGAACATTTATATACTAATCAATCAAAAACATTACAAAGGTCTTTTGAAGGATCAATTGGTAAACTAGTAAAAGACATTTGTATAAAAGATTTAAAAGTGTCTAAAGCAACTATTAATAGTGATACAAAAGACATTATCAAAGGGGTATATCCAACAATAAGACCAATACAAGCGATTAATTGGTTATTAAAAAATGCATTTGATAACGGTACACCTTACTATTTTTATGAAACATTAAAAGATGGATTACAATTTAACTCACTAGAAAACCTATATGAAAAAGACATATATGAAGAATATCAATTTGTTCCTTTCTTCGATCATGATATAGGAACTACAGGATCATACGACGAAATACGAACAAGAATTAAATCTTTTACAAGTGATCTGAATATGGGTAAATTAAATGACGTAGGTTCGGGTGCGTACGCGAGCACGCTTCACACGATCGACCTCGCGACAAAATCCTATAAAAAAACAGTTTTTAATTATGATTCAAGTTCACCTAAAAAGTTATCTAAGAAAAAACCGTTTAGCGATAATTATAAAATACAAGATAGAAAATTATCTGAACTAAAAGAAGGTAAAAATTATTTTATATCTTTAAATTCAGAAGCTTATCCTTCGCATAAAAATTATCATGCCCCAGCATTTACTACAATATTAAAATCAGAATCACATTTACAAACGCTAGGTTTTAATACCCACACAATTAACTTACCTGGTGATTTTGGATTACAAGTAGGAAACAAAGTAAAGATCGAAACTATTAAATCAACGTCAATAGAAGATTCTGATAATGCGACAGTTATGCTAGATAAGTATAATGGTGGAATTTATTTAGTAACAAGAGTAGTTCATAATTTCGGGGATACATACAATATGATAGTTACTATTCAAAGAGATTCAGTCGAGGCAATAATAGGATAATGCGTAAAGATATGTTTTTAGATGGAGAATTTTCTTGGTTCATGGGTGTTATAGAAGATGTAATTGATCCAAAGAAAAGAAATAGGGTTAAAGTAAGATGCTTTGGTTATCACACAGATAATAAAGGAATATTACCTGTTGTTGATTTACCATGGGCAACAGTTATGATGCCAAACACTTCTCCAAGCGTAGATGGGATAGGAATGAATCACCAATTACTAACGGGAAGTTGGGTGGTTGGATTCTTTAGAGATGGACCAAGTGCACAAGACCCTATTATTATGGGTAGTCTAGCTTCGTTTACAGAAGAATCCCCTGGTTTATCAAATAAAGGATTTATTGGTGATTATGGAAAAACCGCAAACACAGAAGATGTTCCAGTAGAGGTTGATGCAGATAATAAGAATCAAGTATTAAAAACAGTTGGTGGGCATTTAATTGAATTAGATAATACTTTAGATGCAGAAAGAATTAACATTAAACATAAGAGTGGAACAACTATATTAATCGATAAGGACGGCGGCATACAAATAGATGCAGTAAATGATATAGTTAATATAGATGGTAATACAACCATCACAGGAACTCTTACAGTGTCCGAGGCAACATCTTTACAAGCAACGTTGGATGTTACAGGGGCTCANACTAATTCTAGCACGATCGTAGCAGAAGATACTATAACAGATAGCGGTGCTACTTTAGCAACTCATACTCACACAGGAGATTCTGGTGGAAATACTGGATCTCCTAACTAATAGCGTATAAATAGATACATGGCAAATACAAATTCACCTTTAATACAATCCGATGCATCCATAAGTGGAAACATCCAAAAAGCAAAGGTTGTAAGTAGAAAAAAAGGTTATAGTGATTTAGATCTATCTTTAAAGCTACACCCAATTAGAAAAGATTTAAATATTTTAAAGGATGATAACGCTATTAAAAATGCTGTTAAAAATCTTTTAATTAGTAATGCATTTGAAAGACCTTTTCAGCCACAGCTCGGGGCAAATCTAAGAGGTTTATTATTTGAACCAGCAGATGCTATAACAAAAATAGCTATAAAACAAAATATAATAAATGTTATAAAGGATTACGAGCCAAGAGTAAAATTAATATCTATTGCAATTAATGATCTTTCGGATCAAAATGCATATAGGTTAACAGTTAAATTTTTAATAAAAGAATATGACACAAGCGAATCTGTGGAAATATTACTAAGAAGGTTAAGATAAGATGGCAAGCAATTTAAAAGTAACGGAATTAGATTTTGATCAAATTAAAACTAATTTAAAAAACTTCCTAAAAACTCAAACAGAGTTTAATGATTATGATTTTGATGGATCAGGCATGAGTGTATTACTAGATGTTCTAGCATATAATACACATTACAATGCTATGAATGCTCATTTTAGTTTAAATGAAGCATTTCTAGATTCAGCTCAGATAAGAGGTAACGTTGTTACCCGTGCTAAACTATTAGGTTATGTACCAAGATCAGTATTATCCTCAAGAGGTGTAGTAACAATCGTGGTAGATGTTAGTGAAGCAGATGGAACTATCCCAACGACTCTTACTCTTCCAAGAGGAACAAAATTAACTACTCCGGTTAATGGAGAAGAATTCCAGTTTGTCGTTTTGGATAATCATACAGCAACTATTTCAGGCAATACATTTACTTTCACAGGTATACCTATTGCAGAAGGAACGCTTAAAACTTTAAAATATAGAGTTGACAATGATATAGAAAATCAAAAGTTTCAGTTATCGGATAAGGATGCAGATACTTCTACACTTAGGGTTCGAGTACAGGACAACGAAGAATCATCAGCATTTGATATCTACACAAAATTCGAATCGCTTAAATCAGTAGATTCAACAACCAAGACTTATTACTTACAAGAAAATTCAAATGAGTACTACGAAATATACTTTGGTGATGGAGTAACGGGTTATAAACCTATTAATAACAACATCGTAACTTTAG